GTCCAGTTTTAGTTTACCACTTCAATCATCATATCCACTCCTTTATTTGCTCCTTTCCGCACTTTCCATTGTGCGCATTCCTTTCCGTGCATTAAAAAGGCGCACACATCCCTCGCGTGTGCGCCCTGTATGCAACTTTCCCCTAAGCCTTTGTGATCTCAACCATGACCTGATCGCCGTACGTGATGGCATCCGCCTCAGCAGAGTCTTCGGTGTTCACCGAGAACATCGCCCCCGTCGCCTCATCCGTGAATGTGAAGGTCGTGAGTTTCGTGTCTTCCCCAGTCGGATAGGTGACTTTTCCAGTAACAACATAGTTTTTCTTCATTGTGATTTTCCTTTCTTGAGAAACGCAATTTTTCCTTGCGTTTCTCATTCATCATCCACTGTATCATAGAGCGTTTCTCTCTTGGCTTCCTCCTTTCTCTGCCGTGACGCTCCCGATTTGTTGCTTGTCTTCGGTCTCCCTTCCCTTGCGCGCTCAAGTGCTGTGCGCTCCTGCTGAATCCGCGCCTCCTTGATCTGCTTGTCGGTGATGCCGAGGGCATTGATGGTGCGGCGGTTCTCATCCGACGGATCGGCGATATAGTCCTGAATCGCCTCGCGCTTGATCTGTGCCGCTTTTCCCTTCTGCTCATACTCATAGTGCATGATAAACGCGTTCTTGCTCTCCTCTACGCTGCGGAATCCGAGCGCATGAACGAGTTTGTCGTAGGTGCTGTCATAGCGTGCGCTCACGCGGTGACGCGTGGTGCGGGATTCGCCGACCGCCGCCTGGAACATATTCCCCAGAGCTGGCGATACGGCTTTCAGTGCCTCAATGGGATTGCCCTGCGCCAACTGATGACGCGCACTGTAAACACTGTTCAGGGCGGGCCCGCCGAGCTGCTGAATCGCCATTTCGCCGACACTCTCCGGCTTATGCGCACCGTAGAACTCGCCGCCGAACGCATTGCTCATGCCGATGCGCCCTGAGATGTCAAGACCGAAGGTCGGCGCAAGTATGCCGTAAAGCGCGGTTTCTGCAATCGCCTTTTTCACGGGGTCTTTGCCCGCCCAGCGCAGCACCTCTGCTTTGACTTCCTGCGCGAAGTCCTTGTCGTCGTCGCCCGCCACGAATCCGAACAGGTCGGAGAAGATCTGGTTTAACAGTCCGCCGAACGGGATGCTGGCAGGGATGCCGCAGAAAAGGACATAGGGGACAAAGAAGCGTACCTTTTGCCCGCGTGTGCCGTTCTTCATGATGTTATACATGAACTCGAACTGCATGATGGGGTACTTCTGGAACTGGGAGAGCTGCTGCGTGAAAACGGAGCCGGCGCGGAATATTCCCGGCGCGTTCGCCGAGGAGCAGTCAAAGTTCGCGTCGTCGTTGATCTCCTGTGCATAGGCAAGTGCCTCTGCCGAGAGTTCATCGCCCGGTGCGGTCTTCATTCCTTTCTGCTCCACGCCCTGATAGTATGCGCCGAGCACGGCCGCCTTGCGCATGAGCATATCGGCTTCCCGGAACGGGATGAGCGTCCACTCGCCGACTTTCTTGATGCCGCTGTAGATGCCGCGCACCCTGCCGCCGCGCCGCTGCGTATAGCCGCCGTTGTCGTCCGCCGCATTGATGTCGCCCAAAATCCCCGAAGCCTCGATGATCTTCTCGTCCATCGCCGATGGATGAAGCGCCCTTTTCAGTCCCTTCATGGCATAGCCGTAGTCGTTCAGCGCAGCTCCTATGTTGATGAACTGTGAGAAGTTGACCGTCGCCGAGGCGAAATTAAAGAGGCCCATCTTGGTGATGGCGTTCCATGTGGAGAGTTCCCCGTTGAGGGCAAGCGCAACGCGGTCGCCGAATTTGTCCGTGACATACTTGCCGATCGGCGTTTTCTTGATGAGGTCGTTGAGTGCCGTTTCCACCCGGCGTGGATTGCCGTTCACATCGTTGATGTAGTTCTTGCAATACTGCGCCGTGAGATTTTTCGGTTCATCGTCGAACCGCCCGAAGAAACGTTCGTACATACTGATTGCGGCGGGTTTGAAGTCCTCCATGGCGATGTAACGCGCCGCACTGTTGAAGTAGTGCGCGAGTACCCATTGTACGTCCTGGTCGAAACCCTTGCCGTCCTTGCGCTCAAGGAGACTGCCGAAGAAACGGTGACGGGATTTGAGGCTTGCCCCCGCATTGTTGAGCAGGAGGGAACGCGCATCTGCAAGACTGATCTCCGTGCTCTCGGCGAGTTTCTGAGACATCTGTGCAAAGTCCATATCGCCGATGACGGCGGCGTTTTCCGTGCCGAGGTCAAATCCTTTCGGGCGCAGGATATATTGTTTGTCCTTATTCTTTGCCGCAATTTTGTTTCCGATCTTCACGGCTTCGTTCATCGTTCGCCCACTCGCTACAGAAGTATAACGTTCCTCTCCCGTCTTCGGGTCTTTGTACTTCTCATAAATCATCCACTCGTGGAAGAAATGCGGCATGTATCCCGTACGCCTGAACACAGGTTTGATGCGCTCTACGTAGCTCACGGAGAACGTACCGTCTCCCTCTGGAATGACACTTGTCACATTGACGTTTTCATCCTTCTTCATGAGCTCCAACGCCTCGGCATCCATCGTTTTTCCCTTTACGTCATAGGTTCTTCCTCCTCTCCACGTCAAAAGCACCCTGCCATCCGTACGCGGAACAGCACTGATGACATCCGCATCTTCAATCCAGTGGTTCTTTTTGAAGCTCTCCACGGATTCGGGGGCAAGCGTCTGTGAACGTGTCTTCACCTGTGTCTGCGCGTCGCGCAGCATCTTGTAGGCTTTCTCTAGCTCGCGGCGCACGAGCCTATATGCCTTAATGACGCGCTCGTTTGCGCCAAGGGAGCGAAGCTCGGCATCGGAAAACACCCTGCCCTCCGCGTCGCCCTGCCAGAGAATGGCCGTGATGGATTTCAAATCCTTCTCGTTCTTCACAAGCTCGTTAAATTCTTTGAGTGCCTTGCCGAACTCGTTGCGAAGTTTCTCCTGCTTCTTCATCGCCTTGTGCGCCAGATCATAGAGTACCTTCACGAACGGATTACGCTTTGCCACCTGCCGTACGCTCTTCACATCGTCTGCAAAACCGACATCATGCGTGTCGGGATAGTAGGTCACAGCGATTTTCCCGTCCTTCTGCTTTTCTTTGGAGATGATGTTCTTCTCTTGAATCCACCGCTCGCGAATGCGTTTTTCAAGGTCTTTCGGTGAGAGCGTCACCGTCCGCTGCACGCGTCCCGGCAGTTCGAGATTGTCCGCAGGAGCGACGCCGACAAGGCTGCGAATGCGGTCTTTGAGCAGCTTGAAGTTGCCCTTGGGGGCGTTGTTGCTCGTGTTCGCTGAGAATTTGGGCGTAGAAAAAGCACCCTGAGATTCAAGGTGCTTTGTATTCAGGCTGTTTTTGTGTCCTGTGTGTGCGCTTCCGCCGTGTCTTGCGTTGGCTCGTTCGAGGTCTCGCCAAGAATGTACTCCAGCAAGGAACTCTCGATTTCCTCTTTGCTGAAAGGCGGCTTCTTTGTAGATAAATCCACCATAATCAAGCATCTCCTTCATGGTTGACTTGTACTGCTCGAACAGTTCGTTGATCTCATCATCGGTGAAGTCTTCGCGTTTCGTGATACGCTCGATGATATTACGCTTATTGACGCGCGGCGAGTTGAAGATATTCCACTGTGTCTTGAACACGCGAAGTGCTTCTTCACGGGAGGTTGAGTTCTCATCCTCAAGTTCCTTTTGAATCTCTGCAAAAGGAATTCCCTGTTTGAGCATCTCATGTACCCGCGTTTTCATACGGGCAAGGACATTGGAGCAAATCGCCTCTTTACGCGCTTCACCGAGATTTCTTCCACCTTCATTATCCCCCTCCTTCCCTCTATTGTCAAGCGAATATTTCACCGTCGGCAAAGGTTTCCCGCCGCGCAGGGTAATACGCGCCCCCTCGTTTTCGATGCGGAAGATCGCTTTCCCCTCCGCGTCGCGAATCGAGCCGACGAGATTCCCGAACGCCCGCGTCATGGCAATGCGTTGTGCGCTCGTAAGCCCGCCCTTTGGCGTATGAAAATGGTCGTGGAATCGCCGCATGACATCACGAATCCACGCAACAACGCGCTGCACAAGGCCCGTGTCACGTTTCCCAATGTCCCGCAGGAGCGGAATGCGGCGTTTCACGTCGGGCAGAGCGTCTGCAAGCATCTCCTCAATCACATCCGCGTCGCTCATCTCGGGCGCACCGATCTCCCTGCGGTATGCATCGAGCTGTTCTTTCGTGAAGCCCTCCGCGCCGCTGATTGCCGCCACGAGGTCATTGTAGATGTCGGGATTGTTTGCCTTCATCCAGTGCATCGCCTCATGCCAGAACGTCCATTGCGGCGTGATTTCGCTGTCCACGTTGAGGAAGGTTACACCGTTCTGATGGAATCCATGCAGGGACGGATCGCCCTTGAAGAACACGACGGTTACGCCCATCTCCCGCCCCCAGTCTGCAATCACGCGCTTGCGCGGACTGATACGGTGAGGGGGGATCATGGTGATTCCGTCTAGCATTTCCTGTAGGGTTTCCTGTCGGCGGGCGGATGTTTTCCGCTCTCCCGCGCTAAGAAGTGCCTTTGCGACCTTTAGGAACTCCTGCTTGCGTTCCTCATCGGCAAAGGTGACTTTGCCGCGCTCATCCTTCGCGCCGTATTCGAGCGCGGTTTTTTTGAGCGCGGGCGCGAGCTGTAAAATGTTTTCAAGTGTTGGTTCTTGCTTGCTTTCTGCCTTGTTTGGTGATATATTGGAGACAGAAGAAAGAGCATCCTCTCCATCGCGACGAGAACGCATAGGCGCGGTGGCAGTAGCAACGGTTGAGCCGTCACCCTCGCCGCTCGCACTGGATGTTCTTTTTTTCATGCTGTCATACGTTTCCCAGCCCGACAAGAGCCATGCACCGCTATCATCATTCATGGAGAGAAGTGCCACATATCCGTTATGTTCAAGAACAAGCCGTGACTGCGTGCTTCCCCCAGCCGTCTTTTCTTGAATCACCTCTCCCTTTGCGATCGTCTCTACAATTTTGTCCAGCAGTTCAGAGCCGCTTTCAGGGACGTGTTTCGCAAGAATATGTGCAATCCCCTTCCCTTGCTTAAACTTTGCACCTTTTCCCGCTTCGCCCCACACAAAGTCAATCGCACCAACATCGGAACGTTCCATTGCGTTTTTGACATCCTGATGAGTTGCAACAACGGTCTGCATCGCTTTCTTGCCGTTTTCGATATTCTCAGCAACATCAGCTTCCTGCATCGCAATCATCCGCGCCATGACGGTCTCCACCTCGGGCGTTGCCCTTCCGCCCGTTCCCGTGAACGCCTGATAGACGCGCTGAAGGAACGCACGGAACTTGGCGAATACGGAACGCAGTCCCTTTGTCGGGGCTTCGCCGTATTGGAGATACCGCTCGAAACCACGGGCGAAGCGTTCCTGCTCCCACTGACGTTTGAGCTTATTCGCCTTCTTCTCGTCGCCCCTCTTGAGCGCAGCGCGAATCCTCGCGTCAAGGTATGCAAACTCGGCTTCGAACGGTGTCCCTTTGTACTCCGCCGCTTGACCTTCGCTCCACGCCGCCCATTTGCGCACGGTCTGAAGCTCCTCTGCGCTCGTCGGGGACATGTCTGCAAGTCGCTCAAGGTCAAGGAGGAAAAGATGCCCCATCTCGTGAAGGAAGGTGGATTCGTCCGCCTCCGTGAGGAGGGAGATGATCCGCTGCCCGTCCTTCATGTCCTGTGTCGTGCCCTTGATGATTGCGTTCATCTGCTGGTTGAACTTCTCGATGATGGAGATCGCCTTGTCGTCGAAGATGACATAGCAGCGACCGTCACGCCCGCCGACGTAGGTGATGCCCTTGATACCGACCTCGTTCAATGCGAGAGAGGCGGCTTTGTCGCCGAGTAATTTGCCGGAAACCTTTTTGTATATCCCTCTCCCGTTATCTATATTGCGGAGTACAATACGCGCAAGCTCTTTCCCTTTCGGCAAAGAATCCAGAAACTTCTCGTATTCTTCCTTTTGTTGTTCCAGTGTTTCTTCATAGGCAAAAAGAGAACCTTCAAGATCATCTCTCGATTTTTCAATATTTTCAATAGCTTTTTCAAAGTCGAAAATATCGTCATAATCGATCTCGCTTATCTCTTGAAAATCAAAATATTCCTTTTTCACTATATCCGCGTAGGCGTTCGTGCGCTCTGAACGAGAGGCTTGTGTATCCAGCGCGACACGCAGGCACTCTATCACTTCTTCCGTTTCACTGATTTCCTTTTCTGCAAATTTCCAAGTATCAATATCATCCGCGCTAAAGAGATTCTTTTCGGAACAGAGATCAACCAGCTTCTCCTGCACGAACTTCGGCTGCTCGTCAAAGGATTTCTGCTCGTCGAGAAGAACGTCATTGTCGGGGATTTCGACTTCGAAGAGACTTCCTCTGTTTCCGACTACTTCTACCTTATTCGCGTCAATAAGACGAAGAAGTCGAATAATATTCTCCTCTCCTGCCAGATAACCTTCATAGATTTTCCGTTCTTCCGTAAGCTTTTTCACTACATCCGCCGCAGTTCTTCGTTTTCCTGCTTGCACAGATCGCGCAGAATCGATCGCACTTCTTACATTGCTGTATTGAGGAACTGCCTCTGTGAGTCCTTTTATGGTAATTCGAGGGTTGTCTTTATAGGCAGATAAAGCGGCATCGAACTCTGCAATAATCTCTTGCCAGCGTTTCGCAGTCTTTTCCGTGCTTGCTACGGCTCTATCAATCGCCGTAGACACATCCACTCCCGGATACAGGTTTATACTTTTCAACAGTGTCAACGCCTCTGACAGCTCCCCTGTATACTCTGTCACAGGTTTCTCTCCATAGAAAACAGTATCCCTGCTTCCAGCTTTGCGTGTCAACCGTTCCTTATACCCCTCCGACACGCTCCTCTCTTTTGCAAAGTACAGCCCGTAGCCGTGCACCTGTGCACCCTCGCCCGTGCCGATTGCACCGAGATCAAATGCGTCGAAGTCATGCAGCGTGCCGTGCCATGCGGACTGGTTGAATTTTTCTCCGTTGACAAGCCCGATTCGCTCCTGTATCATGAAAAGCGAAAGAGGTTGAACGTCCGAAGGAGTTAGGCTGTCGGCGGCATCTGCCGTCTGGCTGGGGTGACCTGTAAGCATGGACGCGGCGTTGCCTCTTTTTTCTGTGCCCACATCCATAAGGTCTTTACTTGTACCGTTCTTTGCAATCCAGTTATCAATGCCTTTCTCATCGTCAAAGAACGCTGTCTTTAGGAAGATTCTCCCCGTAGGAAGAAGTTCATAAGAAACGCCTGCAACGCCGCGCGGCGTTTTTATTTTGCACAGAACTGTTTCCCCGCCGTAATCTCCCTTCCCTGTCATATCTTGATGAACGCGCAGGAAATTCTCCATGTTTTCCTGAATGACCGCAAAATCCTCATCTGTCATTTCGGGATGGTGATTGTGTATATGAATCATGTCATCCTGCGCAACATCGACAAATGCGTCACTCGGAGCTTTTACCTGCAAGAATGTTTTCTTGCGGCTTCCGCTCTCCGCCTCGGGGTTGCGCATTTGACGGCTGAACTCGGACAGGCTTTCCGCGTCGCTTTTCTTCATCGCCGCCTGTGCAAATCCATCCGCTCCCTTGCCGTATTGCAGGGCGAACCACAGACGATAGTAGTCCATCGCCGTGAAGGGCTTGCCCGTAATGGCACGCATCTTGCGGGCGATGATCTCGGCATGACGCGCAAGGAGGATTGCGCCCACAGAGGAGGAACGACCGACCAGCTTGTTCTTGAAGCTCCTGAGTTTGTCGCGCACCATCCGATAGACGTTTTTCGCGTCCGCGCTGAATCCCTTGAGAGCTTCGCGCTCGTTCTCGCTGAGTGGGTTTTCCTTGCTTTCTACCTCCGCAGATGATATAGTGGAAGTAGAAGGATCTTTACTCTTCCCATGGGTGTTCGGGGATGTACCAACACCACCATTATGGTTGGTCTCCTCCAGAAGGGTGTCGTCGGTGGTAACGGCAGACGGATTAGCACTCCCGTCAAAGAGTAAAGTTCCTCTTATTTTTTCCTTATGTGGCATAGCGGAAACGATAACATAGTAGTTCTCGCCCGTCTGTTCAAGTTCGAGATCAATCGGCATAAAGCCTTTGCTCTCGTCCCCCTTACAGTAGAGGACAAAACGATGCGGACGCTTCTCTGTCTGCTGGCTATACACCTGATTGAAATTTTGAAGGATATGGTTGATGTAATCCATCACGCCATATCCTTTTTGTTTCATTTGGGCGGCGTGCTCTTTGACTAAATGCACAAAACCGCCATCTTCTGTCCCCACGCGCAGACGAATCGGGGCAGACTTCACCTTGCCGCCCGTTGCGTCCTCAATCTCCTGCGGAATCTCCCCGAAGTTCCTGCTTCCGTTCGGCTTGATGATAAATTCCTGCGGGTCTGCCTCGGAAAGGGGTCTGCCCGATTCCGTCCGATAGCCGGGAGGAAGCTCGTTCTCCGCCTCATTTTGGGCAGACTTCTCCCTGACGCTGTGAGAGCCGTTTTGAGCGCGTTCCCCACGCTGTGCAAGGGTTCTGTCGTCTACGGCATTTCGCGTCTCCTGTGCATCCTCCTGTGCGTTCTGTGAGGGGTTCACGTCCCCGTTCTTCGCCGTACGTGCTTCCTGCTCCGCACGCTTTTCCTCCCATGCTCCGATCTTATCGTTTGCCGCCCGGATTGCTTTTCCGCGACCACCTGCGAGGTCATATCCCAACTGTTTGGGAATATGGATCTTGTTGTCCGTCATGAAGCGTCCAAGAGAGCGTCCGAGTGCACGGCGTTCCTCAATGTTATCGGGCAGATGCGTCGGCACATTCGGGCGCACGCCAACAACAGGCACATGGGCTTTCGCCGAAGGAACTACCGTAGGCGGTGCACTCTGCTGTGGCGCATATGGTGTGATATTCGTCGCATTCCTGCTTCCATGCTCCATGAGCGTATCATAGAACTGTGCCACACCTGGGACATTTGCCGCGCGTGCGATCTGTGCAGTCGCCGCCCAGTCCTGCCGATTTCTTGCTGCGACATATTCGGGGATGGAAAGAAGCGGTTGTTCCCACTGCTGAACCTTCGAGAGTATCCCCGCAAGCTCTTCCTGCGAAACAAGTGTGTGCGGCTGCTCGGTCTGTGCCGTCTGTACCGCATCCGCCGTGCCACTTTGAAGTCCAGCTGCAAACGCATCCGAAATAGGAGGTTCTTCCTGCAGCATCTGCATGACGTTTTCGGGCGGAGCGGGCATCTCCGTCGGTGCATTCTGCGCGGGAACGATCTGCTGAACCGTCGGGGGGACTGCTCCGTTCTGTACGGGCTGTGCATTCGCCTGTGTCGCAAGAGCCGCAAGTGCCTGTTTCGTTTCCTCGATCTGCTGCTGGCTTTCAATCGCCGCCCGTGTCTTCTGCGCCCGCTGCTCTTTGCCGAGATTTGTCATCGTCTGAACGATGCGCTGCGGGTCTTTCTCGAAGATTCCCTTCACGTCTTTGCGGTCAATGAGGCTCTGCCACTCGTTGACGTGTTCGGCTTCCAAGGCGGGGTCTGTACCGCTTCCGATGGGCGTGTCACGCGCCATCTCTGCCGCCTGCAAGATTGCAGCGTGCTGTTCTGGTGTCAAGGAATCCGTGTCGATGAGCTTCTGAATCTTTTCCTGAGTCGCCGCAATATTTGTCTCGTCTGCGATGAGTCCTGTGAAGTCTGGCATCACAGGCGCAGCAAGGGAATGTACTCCTGCTCCGCTGAACTGTGCACCCGTCTTGATGATCTTCGTCGGGACAAGTGGTTCGCCGTTCTCGCTCGTCCCCATCGCCGTATAATCCGTTTCCTGAACGACCTTGTTTCGCTCCGTGGAGTTGCCGATATAGCCGCCCTTACCGTCGTAGAGAACAACGTGCAGCTGCGGGTCGCTCCCGTCACCGTAGACAATGACATCGCCCTCTTCGAGACTGTTTGGGTCAAACGGAATGACGCGATCTCCTGCGTGCTCAACAAGGCGGTCGACATTGACAACGCCGTTCTCGAGTTCCTGCGCGAGGAACGGACAGGACTTCGCCCCGATCTTCGTTACAGCTTCGACACAGCCCTGTGTTCCGTTGTCCATTGTTACGCCGATATAGGGGGCAGCATCGTCCACAAGGTTGCGCATACGCTGCGGGACAGAGGTATCGTAGCCGTCCAGTCCGCCCAAGACCTTACGCACATAGTCCTGCGTCTTCTCAAACGGCGGAATCCCACCGTGCTTTTTGACGGCATTCGGGCCAGCGTTATATGCTGCGACCGCCTTTTCGACATCACCGTCAAATGTATCCAGCAGTTCACGCATATACTTCGCGCCACCTTCAATGTTGCCGGCGAGATCGTTCGGGTCAACCCCAAGTCCAGCCGCTGTGTCGGGCATGAGCTGCATCATACCGATTGCACCCGCCTCAGAGCGTGCATCCTGATTGTACTCTGATTCCGTCTGCGCGATGGAGTGAAGGAGATTCACGGGAATGCCGTACTTCTCTGCCGCCTGTGCAATGAGTGCGTCGATGTTCTCATTGCCAGAGGACTTCATGGGGGCATCCGAGGAAGGACGCGACACTCGATTACCCAAACGCCGCGCAATGGCCATTCCGCCGACGAGCGGAAGGCCGCCGGCAAACCCCATCCTTGCCGCATCCCATTGTCCCTCTGTCCAGTTGGATGGGTGCAGTATCTGGGCTGCCGTATTTGCACCATTTCCCATTGCGGCAGCCTGAATTCCCTCCTGCGCCCCCTCTTCATACCCCTGCAAGACTGCTTCTGCTGCCGTCTGAGGTGCATACGCCGCCGCGCGACTAATTCCGTTTGCAACAGGATTCTTAAAGGTCGGTGTCTTTACACCGAGTTTGCCGAGAAGTCCACCCTCAAGGGCATTTGTTGCCGTGAGAAGTGCTGCATTCTTTTTGAACACATCCCACGACGCCGCATTTGCCGCCTCACGGGAAGCACCATTTTCGAGCATTTCGCGCTCTGTGCCACCGCCTTCCATCATCGCTTCGACGGGTCCCGTCGTTGCCCAACGCACTGCACCGGGAGCAAAATAACTCAGGAGTCCTCCGACTTTCGGAACATTCCCCGCAAGTCTGGCCGCGCCCGCTGCAATTCCACCGACGGGCGCAAGCACGGCGACCGGTGCCATAGAGAGCATAGAGCCGGCCACCATCGCACCAGCGGAGAGGAATCCGTTCGGGTCGAGGACATAGGAAAGAGAGAGCTCGGGCTCACGGTATTCTGGAAGCTGTGCTTCCCCCGCTTTCCCCTTCTCGTACAGATAATTGCTCACAGAATCTGCGCCGAGAAATTGTGCGTAATTAGCAAGCCCCATTGTGATATTGTTCGCGGTGTGTCCGACGAGCTGCCCGAGATACGGAATCTTGTGATAGTTGTATTCCCGATTCGTATAGTCGGCGAGACCGGACACGTCGCCCGCCGAGATGTATTTCCACGCGCTGTCATCAGGGGGAGCGGAAGCCTGTGCGACGGTATTTGCACCCGTGCCCCAATCCCGCTCCACACCTGCGCGCGCCGCAATTCGATCCAGCCAACTCATACCAATCTCTCCTTATCCGTCTCTTCCGTATTTTCTGCCCTCTCCTGAGAGCAAGTCCTCCGCAGCCTGTTCCGCCAACTCACCGCCAACAGACCGAATGATCTGTTTCAACTGTTCCACGGTATACGGGAAGCCGTCGCGGGCGTTTTGTTCCAGGATATTTTGCCCAAAACTGTATACCGAATTTTTGTTATCAGGGTCAACATTATCGTATTCATTGAGTACGACAAGAGCTTTATCCCGTGCATCGGCAAGAGGGTTCGCCCACTCCTCACCGGGGTGATCCTCATCCCATATCTGCGCCTGTTTGAGAATGTTCAGTGCCTCATTGGGTTTTAGTCCACCGCCCTGTTGAGCACCACTGCGTCCTCCACTGCTCCCCGTACGTTCACCGCGCATCTTCGCCTCTTCCAGTCCGTATTCACCACGAATTTTCGCCGCATCCAGCTGTGCCTGTGCCTGTCGCTGAGAGTTCTGACGACTTGTCGCGGCGACCGTATCCGTGTTGTAGTACTGCCATGCGTTCTTTTGATTCTCCATATCAATGTCCGCACCGAGTTTGTCATAGTTGTACTGAAGTCCTGCAAGATCTTTTGGTGAAATCGTTACAGGAAGTACCTGCGCACCGCCGCGTACACGCCCCTTGGTATCATGCGTCATGGCTACCTTTGTCCCGCCAAGGTCGATGGTGTCAAGACGCAGATCGGGATTCGTCGCATTGATAAGCCCCGCAAGATCCGAGACCTTCATGTTCGGGTCTGCCGCTGCCGCCGCGATCAGATACGCCATCTGCGGCGAGGAGGATGCTGCTGCCGCCTGAGCCAGTGCGTTCTTCTTCATCTGCTCCTGCATCTGCTGCGTGCGCTCTGCCATTACAATTTTAGCAATGTTAGAGGGGACACCGTTATCCTTGAGGTACTGCCGAATCTCGCGGTCGCTCATCTTTGCCGCACGCTGCTGTGCAAACGCCTTTGCGATCTCCTCAACTTCCTCCGCATATGTCCGCTCCTTCGGAATCACGCCGCGATCCTGAAGGTATTTGAAGACATCAGCCCCCGAGATAGCCCGACCAAGGGAATCGTTTTGGCCGGGCAGGGTAGGGTTTGCAGTGCCAGTCATGCCAAAACCTGCATTGGGGTCAAAATTGAGGAGATTCGCCCCCTGCGGTGCATAGCCGCCAAGTTGCGCAGTGGGTGGCGACATCGGCTCTGTCCCGGTCACCGGCTGCACAGATACGGCGGGCGCAGGAGAAGCCGCCTGTGGTGCCGCACCCGTCTGCAAAGACGCACCTGAACGCGGGATAATCTGCTCTGTCCCCTGTCCAACCATGCCGCCAAGAATATTCCGTGCTGTCTGCCCCGCCCATGCGTTTCGCTGCATCATCTGTTCCTGCATATCAGGGTATTTCTGATACATCATGGGTGCAATTGAACGATTGACTTCCCCTTTGAGTTCGGAGAGGTTCATCCCCGCACCAAGCCGCGAGAGATCAAGTCCCATGCTCTTACCGATACTGCGCCATTCATCCGCGCTTGCATGTGCTTTCGCCTGTATCTCACGGAATTTCTGCACATCGGGCGAATCCTCCGCATAGCCGTTGTTGAGGAGATACTGCGCATCGTTGTCCGCCTGCATCCAGTCTCTCTTTGCCTGAAGAAGGTGCGTTGCAGGGTTCTGTCCGAGCAGACCATTGCCGTAGTATTTGTCCGCCATTGCCTGTGCTCTTCTGCGTTCCTCGCCCGACGGGTCGGTAATTCCGGCGAGCCGATCACGTGCCTTATCAAGACCACGATTGAAATAGTTCTGCGCCCATGACATCGTTCCCGCATGCCCAAGCATGTAACCAAGTTGTTCCCAGTCCATCGTTTACCTCCGTTCATTCATGCCATGTCGCACGGTCGCCGCCCTTTGCAACAAAACCATCCGCGATATAGGTGTTCGCGCCACTGACCTCAATGTCGTGCACAGGACGCTCGCCGCTATAGGTCAACCCGTAAACTGCACCAACACCATGGAGCACATCGCCGATGCGCATATCTCCGAGCGTCTTGTATGTTCCATCCTCCATCAGGAAGGGTTGCGATAGCGTTGCCGAGGTATGGGCAAGCCGACACTGGATGTTATACACATCCGCATAATGTCGCTCCATGACGTTGACGACCTCTGCTTCCTTTTCCTCGCCGTCGACGTATGACATGACCTTCTCGCCGACTTCGATGTGCTCAATGCTCTTTTCCGTGCCGTCCACCATTTTGATCTTTGTACCCGGCGGGAAACAGAAAAGCCCCATACCGAGCCCCTGTGCCGCACCGCCAACGACGCCGCCAAGAAGCCCGCCGAGGAAACCGCCTCCTCCAGATTGCGTTTGCGTCGAGGTCTGCGTACTTGCCCCCTTACCTGCAATACCCGCAAGAGCGTTCGTTGTTGCTCCGTTGAGCCCCATTGACGCATTCCACGCACGGAACGCGGGATTCTGTGCCGCCTCCTGTGCGGCGGCGGCAAGGGCAACCCGCGAACCTGCCAAGTTGGCAAGATTTCCATACAGAGCACTGTTCTGGGCGTTACTGCTCTGCGTATTGGCAAACTGCTGCTGCGCGAGATTTGCCTGTTGCCCAAGGGCATTTTGCAGCTGCTGATACTGCGTGTTGTAGAGATTGCCAAGGTTGTTCGCGAGTGCCGTTGTATTGGTATTCTGCTGCTGTGTGAGCCCCGCAACCTGATTGATGTTCGACTGATACTGACGTGCCACCTCATCGGCGGCATTGCGCTGGATATCGTTCATCGCTCCCGTCGTTACAGAGGAGTTTAGGACGCCGCGATTACCGAGATGCGCAAGTGATTTTCCCATCGTGTTTTGAAGTGCCGAGCGAATACTGTTTTCCATATTCGTTTGATACTTCTGCGGAAGTTCTCCTGAGGCAAGCGAAGCAAGTGTCTTGTTTGCCGTCTCCGTACCTCCCTGATAGACCCCCGCAAGCGTTCCGAGCCGTCCCGCACTTTCTTTCGCAAGAGTCCCCATCTGCCCCGAAAGGTTTCCAAGGCTGCTGTTTGCCGTTCCTGCCGCCGCACTGTTCGAGCCGATGAGTCCTCGCATTCCATTCGTCGCGTCCCCAATCTGGCTCTGACCCTGCTGATTGAGTGAGTTGAAATCCACCTGTACCGCACCAAGCGAGTTCTCGAGGAGCTTGCGTCCGAGATCGTTCAAATAGTAGGCGTTCGGCGCGACCTTTTTTGCATAGTCCGCGCTCGCTTGTGCAAGCTGAATCTCTCCCGGCGTCGGTTGGTAAGAGTTCTGAACCGTCGTGGTGTGGCTACCACCGCCCTTCTTATACCGCACCATACGCCCATAATGCAGCTCTACATAGGTGTCCTTCTCCTCCTGCGGCCACCACTCCTCGCCTTCATACGGATTGCCTTGATAGCAGTTCAATATCGTCACTTCCTTTAGATTTCCCATGTCACAAGATAGGCTGTCGTTCCCGTCTCATCGTAGGTGTAGCCGGGCGATGCTAAAAACCATTTCCCAGTATCCCGATGCGTCGCATAATACCGCCTTGTCCCGTCCGGCAGTTCTTCTGTTCGTTCAATACGATATCCGAAAAGACGTGCATAGGCACGAATTTCCTTGCGGATGCAGATCGTTCCACCCTCATGGATACCGAGTTCCCGCGCCGCCTCCTCCACCTTTTCCTTGAAATAGCGTGCGTCCCCGGCAAGCTGTGCAATGATGACCATATCCGCACGAAAACAAACCTCACAAAAGCCCTTATCAGGGACAAAGAAGAACTCGTACCCCTCTGTTGGTTGAAACAAGTCTTGCGGGTTCTTGCGATTGTAGAACGCAATCCATTCATCAAGCGTCATAGATCAACCACCTCCAACATGAGATGCTTCATCTGAAACGGCGTTGTTGCGCTCACCGTGGTCTGGATGCGCGGCGACGAATGATTGCAGCGCACCTTACGACGGGCATTGGACGGCATCTTGAGCCGCACATTGTCAATCTCTACATTCACATCTCCCGCCTGTGCTGCGGCCATGGAGGAGTCCACACTACGCACGAGAATCTTCTCCGTGCTGATAAGGTCTTTCGGACGCAAACGAAATTCAATCGGTGTGTCTCCATCCTTCAGGTTCTCCTCATCCATCTCATAGAGTGCCTTGCCAGAGGCGACGACAACCGAGTCCATTGTCTCGTTCACCGCTGTCACGGGAACGGCGAATTTCAGCGTTGTTGCCGCACGCACGGCATAGTTGTATGCAATGAACGCCCCGCGCTTTTCCTTTGGCTGAATGAGGAGAAGTTTTCGGCGGCGCAGATGAAAAAGAGCAGGTTCATAGAGCCCGCTCGTTACGAGGATATTCCATTTTTCGCCGAGATCACCCTGCGCGATATTCCCGTAGTCCATCGTTGTGGACATGGTTTTCATGCCATGACGGCTGACGAACACGACATCGTTGCCCACCGCCTCCGCAGCATTCCGTCCGACCGGATCCGTCTGTGTCGCAACGCGGTAGATCATCCACGAGGAGACTTCCTTGTCGCCCGTGAGCTGATAGATCATTCCGTTGTTTTTGAGGATGAGGAGATCGGTTGCAAGCGGGACGACGGCAATAATATCTGCGCTGTCCCCATAGCCGACATCAATCCATGCACCCGTAGAGGCATCGTTATCATCTGTGTTCCACGTCTCCCCGTCGCCCACAGCAGAGAGGAGCACACGGTCGGTTCCTGTACGCACTACACAAAGACGTGCGCCACGGTCGAAGATGAGATCACAGACAGGGCCCTTGGGAACGATCTGTACGCTGTTCTCCTCCGCAAAGTTGTAGAATTGCAGCTTGTCCCCCGAGGCAATCCAGATACGGTTTTGGAACTTCACGCAGATAGGGCGTTTGTCGCCTGTGAGTTTCCCAACCTTGACGGGTGCGACATGAAGTGTCGGCACTTGATAGATACTCCCGTCCCGCAGAAATACGAGAAAGATATTGCTGTCAATGTCGTAGTACGTCCCTAAGATATCTTCAGGAAACGTCACGAGAGGTTTTGAAAGCCCGCCACGCGCCGTAAGCGACCGCTGATACCCGAGGAAATAGAAGTTCTGACATTCCTGCATCTCGTTCATAGCGATAAGATCGCCTTCACTCATGACATTGATACCGCCTGAGAAGTCATTGAATACCAGAGGACGCGCGTTATGCTTCATCATCCGCCGCATGGAATCACCTTCTTCAGCTCGTCGGCAGGGTCACATTCACGACATTCAGATCTGCGTGCCCATTTGCCGCCCGTGCGAAGATTGTCCCCTTAAACGGAAACGGCGTGAGCGGATTGAGAATGAACCCCGAACCGTTCACCTTCTCCGTCGAGATTTCAACCCCGCGTTCCGGCGCATAGAGCGTTCCCTGATTCTCCGTGATCAATGTCCATTCGTCCTTCAGCTTGTACTTCATCATGATCTCCTTTCGTTATGCGGGCGCACTCTTCACGTATGCGCCATAGAGCCGGCAATCCTCCATTGCAATAAATCTGCTTGCGTAGTCCTTCCAGATGTTCTGTGCCTTGTACGTTTGAATCATGGCACGCGGAACGACAAAACGGCATTCGGCGGGCAGATCGGCTAGAATATCCTCGGTGAGTTTGAATATGAACTGCGTGCTGTCGATGATGAGATAGCGCAGATTGCGGCAGTTCTTGAACATATCGGTGTCAAGGCTGTGCTGCACATAAGAGTGACCGACATGCTCTTTATAACTCCCCACATTTCTCGTATCGAAATTACGTAGTCGAATGGATTCAGCGGGTACTGTGTTGAAAAGATATCTTATATCACAGACGTGCCCCATGTTCATCGAGAAGTCAATGAACGCAGCTCCGTAAGACGAGGCAAACAGATTTGAGATATCCGTTACATTTGGCGTAGATACATGGAAAACAAGCCCTTTCTTTCCATCAATCTCGCAATTCTCGGTATATGTCCCCTCAAACATCCCCGACATATTCTCCACAGAGGCGTAGTCAAACGCCGTGAAGATCGTCTGTTTGCACGGTGTACCGCGATAATCCGTTGCCATGACAGCCGGATTGTATCCGGCACCCGCAATCACGACATCGCCGAGGTTGTTAAAGCGATAGAACATTCCCTCCATGTGCTTACACTTACCAGTCTTTCGCATCTTCTCGCCGATGGTAAGCTCTGCGCGGGCATAGGCGAACATGTTCACCGTTGTTTCTACGTTCGAGATATCAAGCATCGTAAGGTCAAGCTTCAAAGGTACAAATGGTACAGTCTCATTCCCGCAGCCTTGAAACATTCCGCCCATCGCCTTTGCCTTTGAGGTATCCCATGCGGTAAAGTCCAGCCTGCACACACGTCGACATCCTGCGAACATCTCGGCAAAGTTCGTGCACTTGCTCACATCCCACTTAGATACGTCAAGGGATTCCAGTTTCCAGCAGTTACGAAACATCCCGCGCATATTGATCGCACGCCCCATCTGCCATTTCGACACATCAAGCACGCTGAGTTCATGACAGTCGCTGAACATATCGACAAAATCCTCAACGTTTTTCGCCTGAAATCCTGCTGCATCCAGCGCAGAGAGTTTCGTGCATTTTGAAAACATCCCGTGCACGTCTTTAACGGGACACTCCTGCGGAATTTTGAAGTTGAGCACTGCTGTGAGGGACATACATTCATGGAACAGCATGCTCATATTCGTGACGTTCCAGCCCGTTCCAAAGTCTGCAAAGTCCACAAGCTCAAGACTGAGCGCACGATTGAACACCCCTGTCCAGTCGGGGATACGCTTTAGCAAATCGCTCGAAAGCGCTGCCATGAATTCCAGGCGGCTCGCAATCTCCTCACGGTCGAGCTTCTCTTTCCCCGCCGCTTCAACCTTCCATTCCACAGGGTCAAGCGACACAAGCGTGTATGTTTTCTTCTCATCCGAACGGAAGCACTTCATGCCGAGCACAAGGTTTTCCGTCGGAAACGCCTCGCCCGCATGCGTGGAGCGCAGTGTATTCAGGCTGTTATTCCATATATCCCGCGCTTCCTGCACAGTATTGGATGGCAGCACCTCTCTGTAGTCCTGCATAGTCTCACCTCCTATTTTGCGTACAAGAAAAGCACCATCCGAAGATGCGTGCTTTTCACTCAATCATTCAAAACAAGTCGCCGTGTGTCCCTGTCCGTGTCAAGGTTTCACATGCCTGTTGTCAATACAATATATGTCTGAATACCGTTTTCTACCCAAGACAAGTAACATCAAAGAGTACGCGACGTTTATAGAATCCGTTCGCGATGTTTGAAATATGGCTCATATCAAAGAGCAGAATTCCTCCCGAGGCGATATGTTTCCCGCTGATGTCATGGAAATAGAGCTGCGTGGAAACATTGCGATACGGATGCCCGCCCACGAGCTGGCTTGCCGTGACGCGTTTAATATTGCTGTTCTGTGGAACATTGCACTCCAATCCCTCTAATCCGCTGTGCCCACGGAAGTTACGCAATCCCGTAGCATCCGATATGCGAATTCTCTTGGTACCATCTGGAAGAATAGGGTGAAAGTCGGTGGTCCAGAGATAATATTCGCCACTTCCGATATGGATGCGCTCCCCGTTTTGTCCAATGTGGATATCTCTTGCTCCTCCTCCCAATAGATTTGTCATCAGCCGCACCGTACCGAGCACTCTGTACTGTGGCGGCGGTGGTTTCGGCGGGTCTGGTGGTTTCGGCGGGTCAACAGGTTTTATTCCCGTTCGTGCGATTGCCATACGCACGCCTCCGAGGCGTTCCACATAGCCGCCGATCGCCTCACCCGCCCCGACGGGGCACAGAGGCGCATAGCATTGAACGCCACCCACATTCAAGGGAAGTGCTCCACCATATCCGCTCGCTTCGCTGATCGTTGTATAAAGTGGACATGAATTACGGATGCCTCCGAGCCTCTCCACATAGAGGCGTTTTCCCAGTTCTCCCATTATTCCACCCAAAGTTTTGTGCCATTGCCGAAAACGAGCACGTTGCTACTGATCCTTTCTGCGACCTCCGCTCGCCCTGCACTCTCCGCACGTCCCGAAATGTTAATACCCCATGTCCCTGTCGCCCCCGTACCATTCTTCGGCGTGTAGGTAGCGGAGATATTCGCCCCGTTCCCATCTGCCGCAGCACGGTCTGCTGCATTCGCATGGGCGGCATTCGTCACCGTTCCCTCAATGCGCGGGACGGCAAGCGTACCAGAGGCGGGGTTATAGGTAAAGTCGTTTGCGTATTCGCGCTGCGTCTCCGTCTGCACCGCAGAGAACCAGACATGACGCGGCGCATTCTGCGAAGAGATTACCCCCTTCACATTTGCTGCCGTCGTTGCCGTGACAGAATTCCCCGTACACGAATCTGCCTCCACTTTCGTGACATTGATCGTAACGTCTGCAGAGCCATCAAACCCCGCCGCCTCCGACTGCACCTTGCCTGTAAGGCTGATATTCCGCTCGTTTTTGAGCACACCCGCCGCATCTTCGTCCCAACGTACGGGGTCAAGCTGACGCAGTGTATAGGTTTTCTGCTCGTCCGTGCGGTAGCACTTCATACCGACGTAGAGATTCGCCGTAGGGAAGAACTCACCCGCAAAATTGCTTGCCACCGCTGCAAAGTTATCGTTGATCGTCCCTCTGCTATTCTTGACGTTGTCCTGTCCCTGAAGCATTTTGAAATCCTGCATATCCGCCCTCCTCTAGTAGCCAACCGCCGTCCATGAAACTGTCCCTGTTGCCGCCGTACCGTCGCGCTTATGCAGGATACAGCGGAAAAAGTCCGTGCCGATCATCGTGATCTCAGGCGTGAGAGTTCCGTCTCCCGTATTCCCGCGTTGGAGCGAAACGGTGACCTCCGGCTTCGTATAGTAATGTTTGTGATACGGAATCTCCGTTTCCTTTGCCTCCACGTGTGCCGTGCCACGGTCAACGGTGTCGTCGATATCCACATTCATCACGACATCATAGATTTGCGGGATTGCACCGAGGCTGCCCGTTGTCATAGAGATGCGGACAAGTGCCTGTTCATACTCGTATTCACCGACATGGAACGGGCGGAACATCTCGTATCCAATGGGGCGCATGAGACGGCTCTTGAACTCTGCGAGCGTCATACCATTGCCAACGGCAACCCCTGAAATAGAGGCATCACTTGCACGTACTACGGTGTCATAGAACCCAATACGCTCTGTGAAATGAGACATAAGAGGCGGAACAAGTGCCTCTAAAACCACAAACTTCTCCGAAAGCAGAGAGCGTGGCTGTGGGATTCTGTCGCCCTGTAAGCAGATCCCCTCCACAAGCAATGTGGAAAGCGGCGGCAGGATCTCCGTACGCAGACTGATCCGCTCCACAAACGACCGATACAAATGCAAAACTCCATGCGTCTCTTCCTGCATGGAGATCTCCTCAGCAAAAGAACGATGCGCTGTGAACACCTGTCCTTGGGAATCCAGGAGACCGCCTCCATCACGCAGGATAAACGAGAGTTCCTGTCCCTCCTGCTGCGTACCGTCAAATCCCAGTGCTTCTGAAAAATATGACTGTGGCTGTGGAATCCTCTCGTCACTAATACCGATCTGCTCGACGATTTCTGTCTGTATCGGCGGCAAAATCACCGACGAAACCCCGATTTTCTCTGTAAAATTGATATAAATATGTCCGTGCTGTGCATGAAGAAGCACCGTACCAAGACCGACCTGCTCCACGAACTCCACACGTATCGGCTCTTTCTCGGCAACGAGAACCGAATCCTTTGCGCTAACCTGCACCGTAACGATATGAGGGGGAACCTCTACTGGAACAGAATCCGTCGCAAGAGCAACGTTTTCTGCAAGAGTGGTGTGATATGCCGTCACACTGGAAAACGCACCATCCACCCCAACCGTCTCCGCGTGATTCTGCGTGATCTCCACCGCACCGAACAGCGCAAATATACGCTCCGTGCGTGGATCGGCAAAGTCAAAAGCGCATTCGTCAAAAGTATATGGATGTATGAGGCGGAAATTCGGCTCTGTCTGTTTTTTCTCCGCACTCATCTCACATGCCTCCTACCTCAGCCCGTAAGCTCTCCGAGCACAAACTTGAACGTCAATGTGTAAACATCCTCCGTCCCCTTATTCACAACAGGGAAGGTCACACGGTCAATGATGCCGTAGTTGTTTGTCGCCGATGGCATACCATTATTGCAGTAACAGACCGCTGCCTCTGTGATTGCACCAATTGCCTGCCCTGTACCAAATGTCGCGACAAGTTTGCACTCCTTCGTTCCATTTGTATGGAAATACTGTGCACCCTGTGCCGCAAGAAAGTTCGTGAGTTTCGTCTGCTCCGGCGCAGCCGCATTCGCCCCCGTCCCGACAGCGATATACTGCAAAGCCTTATTCCGCGAGTTATCGTTCTGCGACTGGAACAACCGTTCAAAGATGAGGTCAAAGCCCGCGTTCACGATGAGATTGTCCTTGCGTACAACCTCCTCCGTACCGTCCGCATGGTGCAGGACACCCTCGAAAGAACCTTTGAGATGAATGCCATCTACCTTGTTCATATTCATCACTCCTATTCAAATGTCCCCGCGAAGACAAGGCGCATGAGATTCTTGAGCGGTTTCGCCGCTGCGCTCCCCTCTGTGCACACATCCCCTGCGAGGCTGTATAAGAAAAGCCGCCGCACCGCCGCTTCCTGCACAATGCCGACGGCAAGGCAGTCGTTCGGTCGAAATGCGATTGCTGCACGCACATAGACACCATCCGAACCGACAATGCGGAAATCATTGAGACGGCGGTCATATTCAAGCACGAGACTGCCATCGCCTGTCAGTGCGAGAATCCGCGTATCAGACAGGCCATCCCGCAGACGAATCCAGAACATCAACGAGAACTGCTGTGGAATCTGCAGCTCATAGGACACATCACTTTTCCACGAGAGGCGCAGCCCCTGTGTCCATCGTGATGGCGCATACACGACATTTTTCTGCGTACGCACCGTCGCTCCCGTTCCTGTGAGTGTGCCGTCCAGTGAAATTACTGCAAGAAAACGCGCTGTATCCAAAGGATCATAGCGTGCAATCTCATGCAGTACCTCAACACCTCTGAGGTCGCCTACCGTGCCATTCCACATAGTATTCGCAGCTTCTTCGCTATTCCATGCGAAATCCAAATCGTCAAAGACAAGGCTGCTGTTTGTCTCACCGATGACGCTTGCCTCAAGCCAGTTGCGGGCACGGTACTTTTGCGGAAGCCTCACATCGATGAGATATTCCCCACGCAGCGCGTCCTTTTCGAGAAGCAGAGCCTCACGCGCCTTGTCGTAGTAGAGATTGATCTTATTTCCGTTGTAGCCCGTCTTTTCCTGATCGAGCCGGATAATCACATTTTTGTGGATATCCTCTTCGTTCGTCAGTAGGAAGTACGCGGCGTTACGCGAGTAGTTGTCATGCTCGTCAATCGCCTTGATGAGCATGTAGTAACGCCCCGTGTTTGGATAAATAAAACGATGCTTATTGAGCTTCGTCGTGAAAATCGTAAGAGCCTTATCCCACTCGGGGGTAATTCCAACCTTGACTTCATACCGTACGTTATAAATGGACAGTGGATCCCACATAAAATCTAGCTGCGGGCCATTACGCTCCACGATGAAGTTTTCCACATCGGGCATAACGCAGTAAAGAACCTCGGATTCGCCATCACCGTATTGGTCATAGTACGCGACACGAAGTCGTTCAATGATCGCTCCACCAGTATAGAGAAAGATATTATCCACAGATTCATAGCGCACATCGTTGACATAGATGTATGCGCCGATGCAGTCCAGTGGTATCTCAAGGAAAGTGATGAGCGTTCCTTCCTGTGTCTTTGTCATCGCAACATCGCGCGGCTTTGTGGGGCGTGCCTTGGTATAACTGAGTTCTGCCGGGTGACTAACCTGCCCTTGTCGATCAATGGCAAAGAGAAAGATGTGCCCTGCATAACTCGGCGGCAGGCGTGCAGATTCCGAAAGAGTTGTTCGTTCCAACAGCCCAAATTCACTGCCGACATTCTTATTCGTCCGAACCTCATAATAGTTCAGCTCTTTTGCGCCGAGAGAATGATCCCATTGCAAGAGTCCACCGAGCCGCGAGAATGTCAGACGGAAGTTGCGCGGAGAAAGAATCTTCCCCTCTTTATCCGCCTCCACCTCATCCGCCGTAAAACTGTTGGCCGCATTGATCTGCGTCGTTTGCTCCTGCATGAAGCTGCGCAGGACAGAGAGGAGATACCGACCATCGCCCTGAATCGCAGTAGGAAGAGGCGGTGTATGGAGAACTTTTTTCTGAATCTCAGCCATTCCCCATCACCGCCCCCGTGAGAATTGAACGGAATTCATCGGCAAGCGCCTTGTCCTGCGTAATATCATACTCATTGCGATTGAGAGCGTGGAGAACCGCAATTTTGAGGACATATTTATTGAGTGCATCATGCGGGAATGGCAAATCGCCTGTCTCATCGTCAAGCGATGGCATGGTCGCAAAATAACGAAAGCGTATCTCACTCATCATCGGATCAATGAACCGTACTGCCTGTCCCGTGATGCGCATCGGGTACTGCCCCGCCGCACGCACATAGTGTTCCGGTATACTCTCCCCATCATGAATAAGGATTTCCTGCACCATCATCGGAGAGTTTGCCGCAATGAGAAGCCCCGACACCTCATGAATCGCCGTGTTGAGGAAGCCGATGCACTCTGCGCGGCTGTACTCATCCGAAATGTCATGTCCTGCTGCCTTGATCTCGTCAATCGCTTTGCTCGTTTTCATGACAACACCTCAGACAAAGAACGGCATCTTCGCCCGCGCATTGCTCCACTTGCGGCGTGGAACAATCGCATTCACCGCATCCATCACCGCCTGTGTCATCGTATCCACATCCGTGTTGTTCATCACCATCCGTGTGAGCTTGACGATGGGATCAACGTAGGTATCCGGCAGAGGAATGGGATCGCCTTCCTTCACGGGAAAGAGACTGCCGTAGTAGTGGAGCAGAATACCCGCCTCTGCGTAGATGCGCCCCGCAAAGAGACGGAACGTATCGGGCGTTACATGATCGTTCGTAACGGCATGCAGTCGGTAGTGATCGGAAAGACGGTAGACCCCCTTTACAGACGTGAAGTCATCCGGAAGCTCCACTGCACCGTTCACGAAATCACCGATCTCATAGACCTTTTCACGTTCGAGCAGATCGCTCTGCATATTGGCAAGGTGTGCGCGGAGATAGCGCAGGACTTCGTTCATGGCGTGGTAAATCTCATAGTCCGAGAATTTCACCTCGTCCATGTCCTTCTCTTTCCAGCGCACCATTTCTTTCAGATGCTTTGCGTCAATCACGCGTTATACCTCCTCCCCAATACCGCCGTGCGTGGTCCTGTTTTACGGCAAAGGCAGGATGCAGGGCAAAGAACTTTCGCAAAAGGCGCAAAAACTCTGCCTGATCGCCCGCGCACTGCGCCTTCCGCGCCTCGATGAGCCACGGGTCGAACTGCCAATATTCGGGCGGGATAAATCCCAACGGAATAATGTTCTTCCCGCGCCCGCCCTCATCCGACACCTGCTTTGCCGTGTCGATTGCTTTTGAACAGTCGAACGTGTTGCGCAGGATCGTCTTCCCATCCTCCTCATAGATTTTTTGTTTCAGAATCATCGAATCACTCCCATACAAAAGGGCTTACCTCGCGTAGGTAAGCCCTCTGTCTATGCGCTCTTAGGCACGCTTGATGTTGTAGATCGACCCCGAAGCCTTCGGCTGCGTCCCCTGCAGCCCGAGCCACGATTCGATGACGAACTCCTCGTACGAGCCCTTCTTGGCAAGCCCCTGAACCTCGTGCGTGCGGTCGAACCACTTCATATCCCAGTAGTTCATGTCCATGACATCCACCACCGTATCGGGGTACATACGATGTACCTCGGCGCGAATCACGCCGAAGTCGGATTCGTACACATCCGTGATGTTGGTCGCCGTCTTCTCCTTCGACCCGCGCTGCTTGGTCGCACCGCCCGTGACAATCGCCGAGAACCGACGCTTGAGGCGTCCGGACATGACCGCAAGCGTTGGATTGCCGCCGCGCTTGAAACACATCTCCATGCAGTCGTTGATGTGATCTTCGGTGAAGAGGGTATCCCCCGCGCTAAAGACGTTGTTCTTCACCACCTGAACGCCCTGCCCCGGTGTCGTGAGCGTCACCTGATTGACGTTCTTGATCGCGTCATCCATGCTGTTATAGAGCGTGAACTTCTTCGGGTCGGCATCCTTGCGGATATAGTACGGGAGATTTGCAACAATCTCCGTCGGGAGCTTGTTGCCCGTCCCCGGCTTTGCCTTGAAATAGACAGAATCCCCCGTGTCGAGCTTGTGGTCTGCGATGCACGCGCAAACATTGCCCGTAAAGGTCACATCCTCCGTCTCCTCTTCGAGGAAGTAACGAACACCACCCGTGAGTGCGGGATTGCCCGGCGATTCATCACGCGGTGCGCGGTTGAAGACAAGCGCGTACTCAATGTCGCGTGCGTGCTGCTTGAACGCGTTCGCTTTCTGACGTGCAAACTCGTCCTCGGGAGAATACTCCTTCGCGTGCTTTTTCTGCGCGTCCGTCACGCGCCCCGTGCTGATGAAATGCTGGCAACGGTTGTCCCACTGTGCAAGCGAACCGACCTTATCGGTCGTATAGTCCGTCATCTCAAGGTGTGCATTCTCCTGTGGGGGCTTGAGCCCTTCCGTCGTCCAGTTGAATTTGAGGCTCTTTGCATCTGTCGCCGTCCCGAAATTGGACAGGAAAAACGTCATGTCAGGGTCAATGTTCGTAACAATATGGCTAAAATCATCCTTCGTGCCGACCGCCTCGTAGGTCGTAGACTGCGACACCGACTTTGCTACCAATGGCATAAGTAATCACCTCTCGTAAAATAAACCTTAGTGAAGATGCGCCCGTAGGAATTTATTCCGTTCCCGCACGCCCATCGTTCGCATTGCACTCCAATCCACCGGATCAGGTGCGCTCTGTGCAACCTTGCCCGCACCCTCTACCGTCGGCGGCGTTGCTTTCGGCGCAGGCGTAGGCGCAGGAGAAAGCCCCGTCTGCTTCGCGTAAAACGCCGCACGGGTCTTGTTGTAGTAAGATTCGATCAAGGGGATGTCCGCACGCGTACACAGTCCCTGCCTGTACCGTTCGATGAGCTCTGCCACCTGTACCGCCTCCTGATAGGGCAGCTGCTGATAGAAGGTCTCCATCATCACATCGATCTGGTTGAAGTTCGGCTCAGATGCCTGTACCTGCTGCATTTTGGGCACGAACTCCGCCGCAAACGCCTCGGCCTCCGCCCGCTGCTTGGCAAGGTTCATCTGGTACGCGTCAATCTCGCGTGCGATTGCGTTCACGTTCATCTGAACCGCGACGCGGTACTCCTCCGCCTTCTTGGCATCCTCATCCGATTCGGCATAGGAAAGCTCGGAGAGCTGCTCCCGCGTAATCCCAAGATCCTTGAGTGCCTTCTCCTCCGCCGCACTTTGAATCCTGCGATAAATGTCCGTCCCGTGTTGTGGGGACGGCGGCACGTCCTGTTGCGGCGGCGGCTGTGCTGCCGCCATCTGCTGCTGCGCCGTGAGTGCGGCGATCTGCTGCTGCTGGCGAATGGCGACATAGTTTGCCCGCAGTTCCTCAGGAATGCGGGATTCATCGACGCGCCCCGTTGTCAATGCGGCAAGAAGCTCGTTCGCCGTATAGGCCGCCGGTGCGGCGGGCGTTTCGGGCTGTTCCTCCTGCACGGGCGTTTCCGCTTCCTCTGCCGCGTGAATCGGGACAAGCGAGCGTGCCCCCGTCACGGGATCGACGACGACGCCAAAACCGCCCGCGGACAGCTGCTCTACGGCGGGCGACGTTCCCTGACCCGTGGCAGCGTCCTCCTGCACGCCCTGCTCCGCAGGAGCAGCGGGCGTATCCGCTGCCGTGCTCTCCGCCGCATCTCCCTCTGCAAATCTCTGTAAGTCATAAACCCAGTCATTCATTCGGTATCCTCCTCAATCACTTCTATGCTCCTCGTGGAGCTTCTTCGCCGCTTCGCGCCCCTTGCGTGACACGCTCAAAAGACCGTCGTAAAAGTCACGCGCCGCCTGATAGTCTGCCTGGATCTTCATGAGTTCCCCCACATCCACAGCGCGGCACAGGCGATCCAGTACATTTCCCTCCACCCCCGCAAGCCATTTGCCGGAGAACTTCTCTGTGAGGAGAAATGCCGCCTCCGCGCCCTCTGCGGCGCGTTCCTGCAGCTTCATCTTATCGGTGTATTCCATCCGCTCTCCCACCCTTCATGCCATGCCCGATAAGCTTTTTCATGGCTTTTGGCAAGCCGCTCGTCGCGTGCAATCTTCTCTGCCATCGCCGCAGGACTGGTCGAAAGCCCGAGCTGCGAGAGCGCGGCAATCTGTGCATCCATCGGCAAATCCGAGAACTTTGCCGAAAGCCGTGCGAGCGTCTTTGCCTTTACATCATCCTGCTTTAGCTGAAGCTCCGCCTGTGTAAGCGCGTCCTGTTTCTCCATTGCCGCCTGCTGCACTTGCTGTGCCTGCGCTTGCTGCTGTTGGAACACATCGCCGCTTGGATCGAGCAGATATTTCTCCGTCGAGCGGATGCCCATGACCTCAAGAAGCTCCTTCGTCACGTTGTACCAGGATTCGGCATTGACAATCCCGATCATCTCCAGTTTCGGATAGAGCTGATTGATGAGCACCATGAGGTACTGAATCTGTATCTCCTTGGAGGAAGCCCCGCGCCCGACATTGACGATAAGGTCATAGTCAATGCTGATCTCCTCGCGGCGGATGGCGATGCTTTCATCTGCAAGGCGAATCATCTGCCCGTCGTCCACGAACTTTTGACAGAGCAGGATGAGGAACTTCACAATCGGAATCCACGCCGTCTCCGCCGCAAGACGCGCGATCAGCTTGATCTTCTTGTCACTCGCGCCCATGATCGCCGAGATGCCCGTCGCCGTGCGATTGAGACTGGAGGAATCCAGTCCTTGATTGTACCGCGTACTGCCCGACTGGCTCTCGATCTCGTTCTGCGCATACTGCACCAGCGTCATAGCAGAGCTGTCAATCTGAATCGGCGGCGGCTGAAAGACCGCCTGACTTGCAGGAACTCCATTTTTGACAGGGACAATCTCATCCCCGTCCAGCATCGCGTCCATATCGACGTTTTTCTCGTCGACAAATTTCTGCGGCACATTGTTCTTTGCGACCGCAATAATCATCTGCCGTATGAGCGCGGTCTTGAGGTCTTGGAGCTGTTCGAGCGTATCCGTGATGGAATCCTCGCCGAAAATGGCATAAGCGTCATGCTCGGGGGAGAAGATAAAAAACGGCGGCATCTCAAACACATTGTCCTGAATCTTAAGCGGAACATCGCCGACCGCATGAACGATGATGTTCTCATAGATTCCGTCGCCATTGAAATCCACCTTGAGATAGGCTTCGTAAAGGTCAAACTCTTTGGAGGCGTTATCCCCGTCCGAGAGCTGTCCGTGCATCTCCTCAATGTGCTTATTATGCAGCTTGTCCAGAAGCGGCGTTTTCCGTGCGCCCTCGCCCGCCTTTGCCATCGCCGCGTCAATATTTTGGTAAACGCCCTGCGCCTCCATGCGCTTGAGGTAGTCCCCGCGCACCTTTTTCCGCTGCGCCACGAACTTTGCCGCATGAAGATCGCGTGCCTCGGGCGTAAAGCGCAGCTCCGACGGGCTCATGTTCTCGATGATCGGTTGGTTGACCTTGACATTGACCACATCAAATGTCACGCGCAGGAGATCCCCGAGCGGCGTCACAGGAACGGCTTCCTTGATCTCCACCTGTCCCGCCGCCTCGCCCGCAAGAATCATCTGCATCATCTGTGCATCGGCGAGCACCTCCATCGGCTGACGTTCTTCCTCACGCTTCCAGTAGACCTTCGCGCATCCCATGTTGATGGTAAGACCGTCGCGCAGAAAGTTATACATGAACGTGAAAAAGCTGTTCTTGCGCGTCACAAAATAGCTGAGAAGCTGCTGAATCTTCTTTGCGTTGTCATCATCGTTCACGTTCACACCTGCGATATCCACAGGATCGTCCGAGCCGGTGAACACCTCCATGAGCGACGGCATAATCCAGTCGATTGTTGTCTTAACGTCCCGCGACACCCAGTCACTGTACGCAGAGAGCGTTTTGAACTTCTTCCGATAGTGGTCTGTGTCCGCTCGGTACACGTTATAGCGGCGAATGAGCGCAGGTTCGACCGTCGCCGTATAATAGTGATCCGCGACATCACGCCCTGCCTTGTAGGCGGTCATAATCTTTTTGACCGCCTCGGGGGAAAGCGTTGCAAGGCTAATCTCCTCCGAGACGGCATTTTGCGCAGCGTCATACGCTGCCGCGTTTCCCTGCATTGCCCCACCTCCTTTCACATACTTCCCGCCTTGCGGATGTTCCCACGGCGGCGTGCCTCATAATACCTGCCATGCGGCACATAGACTGGCATCGCAAACGTGAGCGCAAGCGCGTCCGCAAGGTCAGGGCTTTTGCCCATGCGCTCCTTTACCTTCTCCTTCGGCTCAAGAAGAATGCGCCCACTTGCGCTAAACTTGTACTCCACAGAGGCAAGCTCTGTCTTGAGCTGTGTATTCTGCGGGATTGCACCGCCGCCTTGCAGCCAGTCACGACACTTGAAATACATCTCGGCGCGAATGTTGGCATAACGCTCGGTATCCATCGCCGCCGCACCGAAATTCACTTCCGTTGGCGTATAGCCGAGCTGTCTGAGGCGGTCAATCACCCCCGCCCCCATTGCCCCCGCATCAACGAACACCGCCGCAGGAGAAAACTCCGTGTAGCAGGACACGACTGCACTTGCTGTGTCCATCGTCGAAAGCCCCGTGAAGGTTCGTATCTCACGCAAGAAAAGCCCCTGCCGCACACAGATCACGGTACGGTCATCGCCAAACCGTGCCACATCAACGCCAAGAATGACAGGCTGCCCTTGCACATCCTCCGCATCCATCTCGCGCCCTGCTGCCTCCGTGACAAGGTCAATCGGAATCACCACATCAGAGGCAGAGGCCGTAAAGTCACAGAGAAGCTCCTGCCGAATCTCCATGTCGGTCATCTGCGCCTTCATGTCGGCAAGCTCTTCTTCGGGCAACACGCCCGTCTCATCAGCCCTGTAAACGCAAGAATACCAACCTGCCGATTTCTCCGCGTGCTGGTACATCTCATAGAACTGATTTTGTCCCTTCGGGGTCCCGATGAACACCGCCCATCCTTCGCGGTCGGCAAGTGCAGGACGAATGACACCACCCCAGAGTTCGGGCTTGATATCCGCATACTCATCAAGGATTACCCCGTCGAGATAAATCCCACGCAGCGCATCGGGATGATCCGCCCCGATGATATAGAGACGTGCACCGGGCGAACCGCGACACCGAGACGGTAGCTCGATATAAAGCTCCGATTCATTCACCGTGCGATTCGGGATTGGATTCGTATAGTATTTCAGATACTCCCACGCCACGCGCTTTGCCTGATTGCGGTACGGCGCAACATAGGCATAGACAGGTGCTTTCTTCTCGTTGAGCACCGCCTTACGTATCATCTCATTGACTGTGCCGACCGTCTTGCCGAAACGACGGTGACACACGAGTACCGCAAAACGGTTCTTCGAAAGCGCAGGATGTATTGTGTCTCTCCAGATCGGGCGCGGCGTGTACGGTATGACAATCTCAGGCATGACCGCCCTCCCATCGGAAAACGAGCGGCGCACCGTCCGCGCCACTCACCTGTGTCTTGTTGATGTATACTCCGTCCATCTTGTTGAGGAGATCCATCGCCTTGAGTCGGTCAGGCTTTGCCGCCTCCTCATCACGGGCAAATTGCGTAAGGAGTTCGCGCCGTTCAGCTGCGTCCATGATCTTACAGGAAGCAAATTCTTTGCGAAGTTCAGCAATTCGGGCTTGAATGTTAGCCTTTTTTAGCAATTTGGCAGCACAAGCAGCAGCCGCTTTTTTCGATTTAACCTTGTAACCCGCTTTGATGTAAGCGTCCGCATTGCTATTTCCACTTACAAATTCCACACAGAAATTTTCCATCAGCTGCCGCAATCTGCCACCTCCTCTGCACATTCTTACGCAAACAAGCCCCGCGCCTCCTCAATGCGCCGCTGCGCGATTTCAAAATATCTGCGCTCCTGCTCGATCCCGATAAAGTTCCGCCCCTCCTGCACGCAAGCGACGCCCGTTGAACCGCTGCCCATGAAGGAGTCAAGAACGACATCGCCCGCTCTCGAACTTACACGAATGATACGCGATAGTATATCAACAGGCTTCTCGCAGGTGTGGAAACGCTTCTGCGACGGAATCGTTCCCCTCTCCCACACATTGCAGTGCGCCGCATCGTTTACGTGCGTATGCCTCAATCCCTCATACTCTCGCCGCAGTCCCTCATACTCCTGCCGCAACTCCTCGTAGTTCTTGCCGAAGCCCAACGGCTCATAAACAGCCTCCCACACTGCACGCGTCGGAATTGCGAATTGATGTTGTATAAATAAAGTTGA